TGGACCAGCCTTTTTTTGTAAAACTCAGGCGCTTCATCAACCTCTTTAAATAATAATGATACAGAGTCCGGATACAGCCCATCCACCTTTGAACTGCAAAGCCTGTAGCCGGTTCCGGTGATTAATGTGCTGGTCTTTGGCATTTCCTTCACTATCCTGAAACCAAACAACAATAACGCATCTAAAGCGTCTAATCCTTCTAGCATTTTCATATTAATTATTCTCCCTGCTTTTAGTGTCCAGATACCTTAAAGCCCATATCCATATAAACCCTATGGCACAGATAACTGCTATGGTTTTTAATATCATTATGGCTTTCCCTCATACGGTCTTGCTTTTATTATTATTCATAATCTGGAGCCGGAAGAGGGATTTAAACCCCCACCTCCACAGCGTCCTATAGCGTCCTTATATTAGACGATTCCGGCTTTGGGTACATTACCTTTCCACATACAAAACATCTTCCATAATTTATACGATTGCGGTCATTCCGACCATAACACCATGAATGAACCCCAAAAAAACATTTTATCCTAGCTATCAATCTTATCTTCCTCATTTTTCATCAGCATACCGTTTAAATGTACAGGATGCTTCCATGCAATTATTTTTAAGGCATTCTTTACTTCTTCTCTTTCATCGGGATCAAGCCATATCACATCTGGCTTCTTGCCGTGTTCTTTCTCATAATCACGCTTATACTCAGCTATCTTCTGAAGTATTGATTTTTGGTTTGGTATTAGTATCATTTAATTCCTTCAGCCGACCAATCTGATCTTCAATAATCAATATATGATGTAGTGTGTCTTCAACATCTTCCCTAAGCCCTCTGGCATTAGACTCTAATATATCAATAATTGAGTCGAGGGTTGGATTGCTCATTTGAGTTTCATCTGCCTATTAGTAATATACTCATAACACCAATCGGCAGGTTTTTTTGCTACTGCCGATGGAAAACGCCTACACATACCAGTAGACTCCTTAAAACATATACAGGTACGGCAACATGACTTCTTCATATTTTTTCCTTTCTAATTTTAATACATATATCACGGTATTCTTTCACCATTTCCTCTAAAATATTTGTATTCTTTTCATGTACAGGCAAACAACACTTCTTCCATTTCTTACCTGAACCACAGGCGCATATAGCATTTCTGCGTATTTTATTCTCATAATTTACCGTATTATGAAGATTTGCAATCCTCTCGAATAGAACCTCAGCCTTAACGGTAAGCAACACAGAATCTTCTTCTGCCATTATGCCTCTATCTTGATAATTTTACCAAGCCCTGCCCTAATCAAGGGAAAATAATTTCCAAAATCAGCAGGTGTAAATTCATTACTTGGCGTATCCTCGGTAATCAAGCCTAACCTCTGATATGCCTCAGCAACAAGTTCAGAACAAAACAGGCTGGACAAATCTTCCTCGTTGCCACCCATAAATCCATCATGGGCAGATTTAAACAACTCAATCTTGCTCTCTTCGTAAGGTCTACCCTTAACCTCAGCCCTTAAATCAATAAGAGCCTGATTGTTTAATGGCTCTGTGTGTAGAAGTTTTCTAATACCTACTTCGCCCTCATACGTCTTGATTCTCTCGCTCAGGGGTACTAATTGTACTCCCTGCCGTGCCTCACCGCTTGTAATGTCCTTGAGTTTACTCAGGGTAGTTGATTCCCACAAGAGCTTCATATTCCATTCTGGCGAACATATAACCATGCCCACATGACTCCAGGGGGAACCGGTAAACCGTTTAATCACATTACTGATAAGCCCTTTACCTGAAAACAACACAATATCACCGGTATTTAAATCTTCTCTAATATCTGCATATTTAGTCCTATGCTCCACCTTACGGTTCCGATTAATGTACCCTTTAATCCCCCTCCAACAATCAACAATAGCATTTTTAAAAATTTTTATCATATCAATTCCCCAACATAATATTCTTCATGGCACCCTCTTTAAAAATACATCTTTACCTGCTTTTGCACAATAAGACTTATATCCACGTTTAGTTATAAACTCCTTAAATATACTTTCCCTTGCATCCCTCTTTACTATAACTCCACAATGCTTACATTTAAACTTCATATCAACCTTATTCTCTCACACATACCAACCGGCATACAGAAGAACTTCTCCCATTGAGTACCCTTCTTTATTAGAACAGGCTTTATCATGTCCGGTGTCATTATGCTTCCCCTAATTCTCCATGCTTCCTGGCAATCAGTCCTAACCACCCAAAATATTATATTCTTGCCCTCTTCAATCAACCTCGACTTCCTTGCTGGCACACGAACATCATCCCAACAATCAGCCCAATCGCCATCCCATTGATTCTTCATTTCGGCTTCATGCCTTGCGAATATCTTTTCTTCGGGATAATAAGAATGAATATCAGCACCATAATTCTCCTCTGGTATCCAAGCACGAACACCTTTAGAAATTAAATACTGACAAACAGCCTCCTTCGCCCTCTTATCATTCTCCTTATATGACTGCTTATCAAATGGTCTTCCAGTTCTCGCTTCTACCATTATCTCTTATACCTCTTATTGTATTCGGTGTACGCAGCCTTACCCTTAGCCGTCTTCCTGTATGCCCTCATTCGACACCTCGCTCCACAGAACCGAGCAAACATCGTCTTAGCCTCAAACACCTCCCCACAATCTTTACACTTTATATCAAACAACTCGTCTGCCTGTTCATCAAGCGTCATAGTTATACTCCAATGGTAATGTTATGTTTTTAGGATCTATATTCTTCATAACCACTTCCTCAATAAAAGCCTGTATGTCAATCTCGTCTTGAGGCTGTTCCAGGCGGTCAGCATTACGCTCCTCATACCTTATATTCTGCAGGTTATACCTCTCTTTTAGCTCGACACAAGCCGAACACATATCCCTTGTATATATTATTCTTCCCATTTTTTATCAAACAAACTAAGTATTATAACACATCCCACGATGATAAATAACCCTGCTAACATTACCGGATATTCATACCATTTAGGCTTCTGATTAATCCATTTCATGCTTAATCTCTTTTACCTCTTATATTATAAAGGTATTTTCTATGTTGCTGATATATGCACTTCCCTGCCCCCACAACTTCGGTTGCCAATAGTACACTCCGGACAAACTCGATTAAATTTTGATTCAGCCTCAAACCTATTATCACACTTTAAACACTTATTAATAAATTCAGCGCTTTCATCAATCTTCCTCGTTGCCCTAAACTCAGCACAAATATACTTATTTTTATGCCATTCATTCCTGTATTTCTTCTGGCAGTCCGAGGCAATATGTCTTCCACTCTTGGTTACCTTACCCCTACATATCCTTGCCGGCTGCGTTCTCAAGCTACCGTTAATAAGCGGCACTATCCTTCCGCATATTACACAGTTTTTAGGTTTAACTATTATACCCAACCCATAACCCTTCACCTTTTTTAAAATTCTTACCAAATATTTTCACACCGTAACATAAAATATTACAAGGAAAAACGAACATGGACCTAATTTCATTTTATCTGTCTAAATTTAATATATTCCTCTTTATTGCTTTTAACCTTATCCCAAGCATCAAGGACTGCAATCATCATATCATAACGATTATGACCACACTTGCCAATCTCCTTACTGCACAAAGGACAATATATCTTCTTTTTCGCCTTCTTTAAACAAATCTTTCTGCACTCCCTTCTTAGACCTCTGATATTGCTCTATAATCTCCCATGTTCCATTACGGACTATACTCGATGAATCAACGGAATCAACACCCAACTCAAACGCCCTCTCCAAATATTCCTTCTTCCCACATTGACCTATATGTGACTTTAAACCCTCGGCTCTCGCAAATTCTACCCACTCCTCAACCATCTTCCACTTCCATTCAACCGAACCACCGACAAATATATGTGTGAAATTATCCTCAAGATCCCTCTCTATATCCCTTACCCTCATGCCGTCTTGGACAACTAAAGCTAAATTAGGTGCCGTTATAAGCTCTCCCCTCGCCCACATAAGAGAATACTCAAGCGACTTCATGCCTCCACACATAATATCCGGACATACTATGAAATCTAATTTAATCCCCATCCTGTAACAATGTGCAATATTCTTCAAAAATAAATCTGCCTGAAATGGATAACCCTTCCTATAACAATTAAATACTCCATTATCCAATGCACAGGGGACCTTACCAAAATACTTCTCAGGAGGAAATGACTTTAAATCAAACGTACTTATCATTATACCTAATTCATATTCCTTCACCTTTTCAAACTTCTTACCAAACGCTGTACCTGTATATATCTGCATAATTCGCACCGTAACATAAAATATTATATATTGCAAGTAAAAAAGCGAACATAAATTCTACATTGGCTTAGATCTTTTGTAGTCTTTCCATGCGACTGTTTTAAAAATAGCCTTACGGTTAACCCATCTCGCAAATCTCATTTGGTATAGATCGGATTTATTATACGGCATTACAAACATATCCACGCCTAATCCTCGCAGCAATTCCACCCTATACAAATCCTCTTCTTCGGTTGAGTTATAACCAATAAGAACATAAAAAAATAATCTATAGGCTTTTATCCCCGATTCAACCAGCAGACCAACCTTCTTCTCCACAAATTTATCCATCTTTATATGGTCAAAGCTAAACCTCAGAAACCTCTTCCACTTGATTTGCGATAGCAGGTCGGCTGCCTCCGGTGTAACAAGCCGTATATCCATGCCCTGATTGAAATCTATCTCTATTTTATCTTTTATAATCCTCCTGAAAATATATTGATGATTTTTATATGCCAAAATATTATTATCGAGAAATACCCAATGTTTCCCATTGGGATTCCTGAAGCGATTCCATGTTTGATTAAATACTATATTGCCCTCCTTCTCCGGCACCTTACAAAACCCACATTTACGAGGACATCCCCTTGTTAAAAACCCTATAGAATAATCGCAATCAGGGTATAAATCGTAATCCGGACAAAGATATTCGATCTCCCCTGGCAATCTCTTCTTTATGTCGTACCCACTTCCCCCTATCTCTACATCCCCTGGCATATACAACGGTAACTCAGAAAAATCAAATACCTTAGAAGCATATACCTTGTCATACTGACTATGAAACAGTACACCCTTCCACCATTCAACCTTATCCCCCCTAGCCTTGTGATAAACCGATAGCTTCATTAGCGCTATATTTGGTATCTTTGAATCTATATTAATTAATCCTATCTTCATTAAAAACCATATAACATAAATGCGAACATAAATATATATAAAAAAAATAAAAAGTTGGTTGGAGTGAGGACGTGGGGGGGGAGAGGAGTCCCAAAGTTCTCCCCCACCCCCCCCTGATTATAATTGGATTCATTTTGGATTGATATTTCTAATATGAAATGATTGTTGATTAGTTGCTACTGGTAATATGAAATGATTGTTGATTAGTTGCTACTGGTTTGATATGTACTGAATTGAACTGGAAGTGATTATGTTCTATTGCATCTGATAAGAGTGCTTATGTTATAGCGCTGGTGTTTGCTTCAATGATATTGGCTTCAGAACCCACCAGCGCCAGCCTATCCAACGCCTTGTTAAGTGCTGGACTTATATCAATCGTGTTTCTGACATCAACCTGAAGCCTATCTGAATACTGTTTATTCAGCTTGCCACAGAACCACATAATATAATCGGCTTTTACCTTAGCGCTACGGCTGGACTTATCATCACAACTCATAACTATATTATGCAAATTATCAAGTAACGCTTCTGTATGGCTTTTAATGGCAACATCATACGCCTTATCAAATTCGGGATATCGTGAACGCCAATTAAAAACAGAAATTCTTGACGGCATATTATCTGGTTCGCATATAGCCGTCAGTTTTTCGCCTGAACTGAAACGCCTTAAAATTTCGCCAGCTATTTTCTCGTTATATTTGGACTTTCTACCAGCCATTTTATAACCCTCACGCATAAGAGTTAAGATTTACGCTTTTACTTTTACCTATTTACCCTATAACCTTAATATTGTTTTATTACCTTATTTATTGGTT